TTACACGTTTCGCTAGGGTGCATGATTTTTACTTTGTAGAGGCCCGCGAGTGGTTGTCAAAGGGGCAACCACTTGACGCTCAGACTTTAGAGATTACTGACTTAAAACTATTTCGCGGCTGGGTTGCTTGCATATACGCCGAGGAAGATATCACAGTTCAAATTGAGCTGGCTATGGACCTGTGCGCTTACTGGCCAGCAGCAAGAAAGGTGGGCCCCTTTTTGTGGCAAGGGCCACGCGAAGTAAATGATTAGCACCTCGGCCCATAGTCGCGCCGTCTCATTACAGATGGACAAAGGGCCGTTGGAAATTGAAGGGGCCGAAGAGGGGGACACTTTAAAGCCCGAGAAAAATTTAATCCGGGCCTTCCTTGACCGCATGGTAAAAGATGCCCTGGGGCTTTCTACCGACATACAAAGACACTACCTGCGCGCCGCTCGCGCCTGGATGAAGGACGACGAAACTGTGGCCCCATTCTCCTTGGCCTGGGTGTGCCTGGCTCTTGATAAATCAACGGATAAGTTTAAGCGATTGGTTGAGCAGTTGGACTGCCTCACTAAAGCTGAGATTCAATCAATGCTTGGCCGCTCCCTGAAGGGAATCAGAGCGAGTGGTCGGGGTACTTCTTCTTCAAATATTTATCTAACAGCCCGACCAAAAGGAGCGCAACGCCGCCGCCGAGGCCGCCCGAAGGGGTCGAAAGCAAAGCAATAAGTTCGGTTAGGTCAACTGCTCCTAGGTTCTGAATCCCAATCAGACCTAGAATCCAGGCCGCGATTTTAGTTTTATCGCCCGAGAACGGAAGTGCCCACTTTAAGAGTCGACGAATTAGTTTTTCAAGCTTTTTCATTTTGCGTCTCCGTACCCTGTCTATGAGCCGCATCATATCGCTGTAAAAATTACTTGAGTAGTGGGTTAATCAATCCGGAACTGGGGCAAAGATAGCACCCAGGCGTGATTACCGGCCTGTAGTACGCAGTTGTCGGGGTAGGCTGAGGTATGCTTGGTAAAGTCGATTATCTGTCGATTGGTGCCATCGTGGGTGTAATGGCCACGCTTCCGGCCGTTGTCCACTACCTGCCCGTCTTTGACAATGCGAAACGAGGGGAAGTTTACCCCATTAAAATCTCTAGGGAGAAGGGCCGTGGCATAAGTTCGGTTATCGCCAAGCTTCCACACAAAGTCACGCCGCCAGCCGTCCGAGGCTTGGTGCACGATTTTACCCGCTGTATCGGCCGCATTATAGCCCTGCTTCTCCTCTAATGCCCTGGGAGCTACCCAACACCCATACACCTGTAGTTCTCTTGACCTGGGCCAATTGACCCGGTCCTGGGGCCTCTTCCAAGACTCCTCGCCGTCCATTCCGTTATCTCGAAAGCCCCAAATGTGGCACGCCTTGGCTCTGGCAAACCTCTCACCGAAGGCCACCGGGTCTGCGGCCTCCCAGTCTTCGCCGTCCAGGTCTGCTATGTCGATGTCCTTCGGGGCCTGACTACCGTGCTTCTCGTGAACGTAGCCGGGGAACAGGCCGCCTCGAACCGGGTTGTCCACTATGCGGCTGCCTGGAAAGTGCTGCCGGCAGATGTTGGCCAGTATATCAAAACACTTCTTTGATAGTGACTCGTGGTGTTCTAGCCAAGGGTTTATTAAAAGCTCAAGCGAGCCATCCGGGGCCTGGGACACAATCGACTTGACGTGCTTTAAGCGGGCCTCAAATTTGTTGAGAAACTGTTTGTTTCCAGCCCTCACTTTGCGGTCCACACTGGCTGTCGTTTCACGATAGGTAATTTCGTGCGGTTGTGTTCTGCCGTTATTCATTCCAGGGCCGTTGATAATTATGGCGGTCCAAAGCTTCTGACGCTCCAAGCGCATAATACGAGCAGCGTGCTTCGAGTTGGCTGAGTTGAAGAAATTATCAAGGTGCCGTCCGCGGATAACAGTGGCTTTCTGAAACACTTTTATAAGCCCTTCGACCGGGTAACGCGGGTGACAGAGCCCTAAGCAAGATACTCCACGATTGTCAGACATAACTAATCTCCAAGTGTAAACGAATAGCGCCTTCAATGAGTGACATTAATTGAGAGAAAGCCCAGCGAGAGTTTTCAACCATCGGTGGCTCCATTGCTAACTTTGCGCCCACGAGAATACAGCCCTGGGTGTCTTTCGGGAAATTGCCAGGGTGAAAAATTATACCAGAGCGCCCGCCGAGTAGGTTCATTCCCGGTAGGTCTACCAGTGCAAAAGTGTCGGTCTGAAAGCGCGGTGACCAGAATTTCTCTAGTCGGTATCGCCCTGGTGGCACGCAGCTTTCGTTCGGTTTGTTATCTTTCCAAGGTGGCTCAAGAGCCGCTAGAACTATTATGTTTTGGATTTGAGGTTCGTGTAGAAATAGAATGCCGAGTGTGGCTTTGCCTGTGTCGTGGAGGCGACGTAGTTCAAGCTCCCTTTCCATCTTTCTCGCAGTCTTCAATATTCGACAGATACTGCATTAAGGCTCGCACTTGCATGGCTGGCCACTGAGAATCTTCGCGCCGGAAAGCGTCTTTCACTAAATCAAACTCGGCTTCTTCCAGCTCAACGTAGTCGGCTTTGGCGGCATCCAACTTGTTTTGTATGCGGGAAAGTATCCGCGCCTCGAAAGGCTTCACCCCACGGTCGCCGCCTTTTTTATCGAGCGCACTACTGAGGTAGTTTTCAAACATGCCCTTTTGGCCAATGGCTTTTACCTCAGCTTTAATAGCAGGAGCCAAGTTGAGAGTTTCAAAGTCGACGGTGTATTTCAGGTTTCTTGTCATCACGATGCCCCCAATACTGTGACCGTACCACCAGCTCCCTTATACTTCAAGGCTCGGCTTTCGACCAATTCTCATGAATTGTACAATTAAGCTGGCGCAATATCGGTAACTGTTCCGCTACTGCCACGATATTTTAGCGCCCCGCCAGACACATAAATATAACCACTTGAGGTAGGGTTGGAGGAGGGAACAATGGGGGTGTTGTATATATGAAGCCACTTTTCACTAGTCATAGTCATTGAAATGCTGTCGTTAGATGCGCCCTGGTATCTAGTGTGAAATTGTATTTCTGTTGGCAAGTCGTTTGATGCCACCGTACCATTGACCTGCACAATAATTCGCGCCCCTATGCGATACGAAGCCCCGTCGGCACCGCCTATGGCAAGCTGATACATTTTATCGCCATTTTGGAGAGGAGTCGTGGCAGCACCAGCAGACTCACGTCCTTTCCCGACGTAAGTGGTGTGGCAGTTATTACTATTTGAGCCGTTGACAATGACAGTGTTTACGTTAGATGCATCGAACGCCATCAACCGTCCCGTGCCGAAAAATGATGTAATAGCAGCCGGAAACGAAGCAAGTCCCAGCTTCAGCCCTTTACCGGAACGAACAATATAAATATCACCCCCGGTGGAAGCGTCCATAACTGCATCGCCGCCAGGGGTTATAGCGAGCCGCTTATCCAGAGCCGCCCCGGTGCGGAAATTTATCCCATCTCCCGAGCTGCCGTAGCTTCCAATATTGACGTACCCGGTAGCCGTCTCAGCGGAGTAAAGAGCAGCAAGCCCGCCCGAGGCTGTGTCGCCACCATTGAGAGTTAACGAAGCTCCGTCTGCCGGTGTGGTGGTGCTGCCTCCTGTGAGGTAGAGTACGCCACTGTCGACTCCTGCGGTTGTGTTCACTCCTATTAAGTAGGTAGTTGCCACCCCACCACCTAGAATCTTGTTAGCAGCAATAATGTTCTGACTACTATCAAGGGTCATGGCCGCAGCCATTGCCCCCGCCCCTGCTGCGCGAGTGTAAAACACCATCTGAGTAGCAATATCGTTGACTGCCGGTGTCCCGGTAACAAAAAGAGTAATAGAGCCTACAGGGCGATAGGTAGCTCCATCGGCTGCGTAGCCAGCCAAGTTGAACACCTGGTCTGAAGCTTGAACTATTGTATCGGCAGAGCCGTCGGTTGCTCGTGTTTTGCAAAGATAAAGTAATGCGCCGGAAGCTAAGTTGGTGCCGTTACAAACCACCATGCCAACGTCCTTGATGATGTTCACGCCGCCTTTACCAAACAGCCCAGTCATGTCGGTCGGTAGGGTTGCTTTGCCGATGATAACGCCGTTCGCTGCGCGAGCCTGAATGATGTCGCCGCCGTTGGTGACGTCCATTAGGAAGTCGCCGCCAGGGGTAACTGAGGCTCTGAGCAGGCCGGAGGAGCCGGTTGCTAATCTTATTCCTAGGCCGGAGCTTCCATAGCTTTTAATAAGCACTTCGCCGGTGGAGATGCTGGCCGAGCAAATTTGTGCAAGCCCAGGTGACCCGCCACTGTTTGCCCCGTAAAGCCAAACGTGCCCACTTCTTGCAGTGTCAACATCGCTACACGCACCCATGAAAAGGTTCTTGTTGTCACTGGCTGCCGAAGTATTAACACCAACGCAAAACTGTGTGGTGACTTCATCAAAAAGAATGTTGTCGCCGACGTAAAGGTTTCTGCTGAAATACCCGTCGCGATATTTTTTTGAGCTTGAACCTACATCGTAAACGCCAGTAGTCGCCGGTATTACGTTTGCAGTTGAGGGGAGAGCCCCGTGTGACGCGCCACCCCACATATTAAGTCAGCACCTCAAACCAAGCGTAGCCCTCGGAAGGCGCTGGAAGGCCAGCCGCGTTGTTGTATCTCGCCCACACCGCTGTGGCCGTGTTGGGTGTCATAACACTGCGCGAGGTTTTGGGGGGAACCGAGCAATGATGATTAGTGCCCCCGTTGAAAGATAAAAGCAAAAATGCATCTGTCCAGTTAGTGACGTGAAGCAGCCGACAAGTTGAAACGCTTGATAGAGATAGGTTTTGGTGGGTTGTTGTGAAAAATGAATATAGCTTTTCGACTAACGTAGCGTAGGCTGCAACCTGTGCTGGCCCCACTGGGTAGCCGTTGCCAATAGTAACCTCTGACTGAGCACCGTCAGCACCGAATACCATTTTGTGACGAGGGTAATGTATGCCGCCAATGTCGTCGGCTGCCAGTGTTTTGCTGGGGGTTCCTGGTTCAAGGATTCCAAAATTGTCTGCCATAATTAAGTCGGATTAAGTGGGCCTTTGATAGTCCAAGCGACTGTACCGTTCATTCTAGCGCCCGCCGCATCGAACAACAATATCTTAAAGCTGGTAGGGTTAACGCCGCCAGCAAAGTCGTATACCGGGCTTGCGAAAACCGTGCCCTGTGCTGTGCATTGAATGCTGGTTACGTATAGAAAGTCCTTAGTGAAAGTAATAGTTGTGCCACCAGCGTCAGCGGCTAGAACGGCAGACGTACCCGACTCTTCGTCCTCTTGCACCTGTAGCAGTACTCGCGAGTTGCTAATGCGTGCGAATATTTGTTCGTCCGAGCCCTGAAAGTCCAACCTAAAGCGAGCGTAGCGAAAGGTTGAAGTGAATAGCTGTGATACATTCACGTACGGAGTATATGTAATATCGTCGGGACTTGTGCTGATTGTTGGAGTTATGACCAGCGTGGCAGTGGGGTCTTCTTGAAACACCTCCGCGTCCCAAGTAAAATTGATAACTGTATTTGGAAGTGTCACCCCGAAGTCGTATTCGTACTCTACAAAGCCAGGCCAGAAAGGGGTCGGAGTCATTGGCACTACGCTGTCGTCAATGGCTTCCTGTACTAGCGTGTAGCTATTGTCCGTCAGCCACTCGCCCCACACGTCGCCGTCGTCTTCCCAGGCCACGGGGTGCATTTCAGAGCTTCCAATAACTTGACGCCCGACTGGGAAGTAAATCTCCCCGAGTGCTTCCGATGGCGCATCGGCACTGTCACCAATTATTGCCAAGTCTTTATCGTACAAAGTACCATCTACAAACGGCTCGATGTCGTCCTGCACGTAGAAGTTTGCAAGTGGCTGAATAGTAATTTCAATGCTTTCTTCTGTGGAGCGATTGCCGCCCACGTCAATTGCCACTACCCAATATTTGAACGTCCCGCCTGAGCTTTCGATGTAGGTAAGAAAGGTGCCGAAAGAGATTCCCACTCTAACGCTAGAGTCGTAAGTGCTGCCCTTCCATATCTCGAACTGGTTTACCGAGAGCGTGGTTTGCGGAGAATCCTGCCAGTCGATTAACACAAAATTCCCAAGCGAGCGCCCCGTCAGATTACTTACCGGGTTTGGGTTTTGTATAACCACCACTTGCAGCGATTCTGTTACCGAGTAGTTGCCGCTGGTGTCCTTGGCTTTGAGCATTAAGCGATAGGTACCTGCTGCGAGCTGTGGCCACACATAGGCTGTGTAGTCAGAGACAAGGGTAACGAGTACGGTGCCCGAGTTCCAATCGGAGCCGTAGCGTATTTCGTAGGTACTTAAATCAATATCAGTCACCTGAGCCCAAGTCATTTGAATGCCTAAGTCTGAGGCTACTGCTGTGAAGCTTGACGTGTTGGTGGGTGGAGCAAGTTTGCCGAGTACGGTATGCGCCAATACTTGAGCCCAAGCGGAGGTGGAGCCAATGGAATTAATTGCCCTTACTTGAACGTCGTATGCTAGGCCGTCCTGCACGTCGAGAATGTGATAAAAGGTTTCAACGCCGCTTACGTAAGTGCTGTGACTCCAAGTTGCTTCGCTACTTTTTTTGTACTGAATTTCAAAGTTGCCCGACTCAAGTACGTAAATATCTGTGGTGCGAGCCCAAGATACTTTAAGCCTGGAAAAAACAGTGCCGTCGATTCGCAGGTAAAGCTCTGAAGTGCCGCTAGTGAGAGTAAGGCCGGAAACTGCTTGCACATCGTAGGGGCTTGGAAGCGTAGTATTGGGCGACAGGTCTGTTTCTGTAAACGAGCCCTCAACCCAATCAAACACCCCGGAGGCCGTTTCTCTAAGTAATAATACAACCGAGATTGTGCCTCCAACATCTTCTTCGATTGAGATATCACGCACCTCAAAGGTTTTTGCAGACCATCCCATACGCACGCTGGTGAGATAAACTGTGTCGCACACTTGAAGCTGAAGCCCTTCAATGCCCATTGGGTAAAGCACGGTAATGCCTTGCCGCACGCGCTCTAGCTCAATCTTGGCTACTCGGTGACACTGCCAAAGGGCGTGGGTGAGTTCAAACGAGATATCTTCAAAGACTTGATTGCCGCCATCCTCGGTAACGTAAAGCGCTGAAGTCACAACCGGATAGTCGCTTTCGTTGTAGTTGTTATTCGGCGCATTGAAAGTACCGCGCACTGAGTTGAAACTGTCGCTGCGGCTTACCTTGGTGGTGATTTGCATTGGCCCAACTAGCATGTCGTCTGTGAGGGTTAGGCTTGGAGCACGCCACTTGGCCGGATATATATACCACTTGCCGTTCTGGTAAACGATGTCACCTGCTATGGCCTGAGCCATCTCGTTAAGTATTTCAGCCGGTGGAGAGTCGGCGTCGAAGTAGCCCTGAATAGTGTAGCGCCGCTCGGAGCCGCCCCAAGAGAAAGTAATCACCTCATCACAAATATTGGCTGCCTCAATTAAAGTCGGCTCGTCGATTTCGGCGTAAGGTATACCCATTCCGAATTTAGTGTTGGTGAGATAGTCGGCAATAATTAAAGCCGCGTTTTGCCCAATATTATTTCCAAACGTATCGGTCCAGGCCGTTTGTCCTGTGCGCGGGTCGTAAACTTTTTTGCCTTTTATCAAAAAGGTGGCTTCGGGAAATCCGTCGGCAAACACATTAGGGTTCCAGACTGTTACCATGTACACACCAGCACAGCCGCGCTGCCTGTGGTTGTCGCCCCATCTGGCGGGGATATTGCCCTTTAAAGCTTCTGCTACGGTTTGACTATCAGACCCGTATTGAACGTGCATAAAGCAACGCCCTTCCCAGATACCAGTACCCCACCGTGGGTCGTTACTTGCTCCAAGAGTAACCAGGCGCTCGTCAAGATAAAGAGCGTCGACTGAATTAATTTCATGGCACGCTAGGGTAATATATTGGTGCAACCAAGTACCACCGCCTTCAACAAAATTAACTGCCGTAGCCGCAAGCATGGTTCCAGTGCCATCACCTGTGCCGCGATTGCACGACACCAAAGCGTCTGCTGATAGGTCAGCTCTAATACTTGCAATTAATTGGTCTGCTGTACAAGTCGAGCTACCACCAGAGCTTTTAAGGCGCACACTGATTGCCCGCCCCACCACTGTCACTGTGTTTGTTCCAATTGTACCAGACACAGTCAGCTCTATAGTGGTGGAGTTGCCAATAGTGCCTCCTTCTCGACATTGAAAAGCAACTTGCCGGTTGTTTTCTCCTACCACCACATAGGCTTTAGAGTCTGTGTTCGTTTCAATGAACGTATAGACACCACCAGTCTTCGTGAGGCCGTAAATAACTTGGCCTGGACTAGCGGACTGAGAGACTGAAATGTCTTTTCCGACTGCTCGTTTTTTATTCTTTTTTCGCTTTTTGTTGCGGGTAGTTTTATCCCTGCGCGAACTAATAATTGCGCCAGGAATTGGCAGCTTTCGTTTTGTGCCGGGCCTTTTACGTTTCACGTTCGGCCTCGTTTCTTTCTCATACCTCTAATATTCTGAGAGCGCCCCCAGAAACCGCGCCAGTCTTCCATAGAAGATACGTACTGAAAGCCAAGGTCACCCGGGAATAGCCCCTGCTGATGGGAGTTCATATATTTAAAGGTACCTGGTCGATTCATTTTTAGCAGTTCAGATTCGTAGGTGAGGACAATAGTTGGTGTGGGTACTTCATCAGTCAGTATACAGTTATCGAAGTATCCTTTAAATAGAAGTATAGGGTCTGAGATTAAAGCCAGGCTTGAGTCTGCAAGCCCGAGCCAAACATAGGCTGCGTCGCTTTGCCGAAGCGAGAGCCCGGTGGCCACCTGAATTGAGTTTGCTCCATCCATAACTATTTCGCATGTGGTGGCGGCCAGCTCTTGAGTTTCATTTATTGTCGGAATGAACTGAAGGTTTCCGTTCGCAACATAGTTTTCACTAGCAAAGGTTATGTTTCTACCGCTACTGTTGAAGTTTAGCTCCAAGCTTGGGGTCTCAAGCTTCACAAAATATATAGGCCGAACCACGCTTGCCGTGAGAGCTGTAAGCATCCCTGCGCTGATACCCGAGCGTGTCAAAGTGCCTCTACTCCACTGAAGGAAATCTCATAGAATCTTTCGTAAGAGCCCGTCCATTCAACGATGTTACTATCGAGGCGAAACAGCCCCTTTGGGCTTGAAGTAGTTATAGTGACACCGTCCCCTGGAGCTGTTTGTCTAATCGAAGGCCAGATGTCGAGACTCGATATACCAGAGCCGTCAGAGCTTGCATCGTTACACACCATATAAAGGCGATTTGCAATTTGAATGTAGTCGCCTTTTTTAAGAATATTTGACTGACTGGGGGTCCATCCGCGAGTAGATAAAACTTTCCCGACTTGGCTGCCTCCGTTTACGACTGGCGTTCCCGGTACACTGCCGCCTGGTGTAGCCGCCATTGGGTCGCCTGCCAAAAAGGTTCCCACTTGCCCATTGAGTGAAACTAAAAACGCTTGGATTATTCTAGCGTCTGCTAATTGAAGAGAAGGGAACGACATGTCGAAGCGCCACCTCTCGCCGTCCCTTTCGTAGACAGTGGCGTTAAGCGCAAACGGGGCCTCAACTATCTGTGAAACATTCTCTGCGCTAATTCGCATCGTTCGAAAAGATGGGGTGCTAGGAAGCGAAAGTGGGTAGCTAATTGTCATACTGCCCCCGCAAATTGAGAGCGCCGTCGCATGGCGTCGTAAACACCTTCTGCCCCGAATCCCATTATTTCGTCTTTCATATCGAGAATAGCTTGCCGCACTTCGTTGCCAATACCAGGCCCGCCGCCACGAGCATCGACATAAATGGTAAAGCCGCCACCGCCAGCTCCACCGCCACCAACGGCACGAACGCCCAGCTCACCGCCGACTCTACTTAAAGGCAAAATGGCTTCCGGCCCAGCTTCGCCCATTATTCCCATACTGCCAGCACCGAACATTCCTGTTGGGTTTTTTACTACTCCACCTTTGGCCAATATGCCGCCGATTACTGGGATACTATCGGGAATGATATCGACACCTGGTATTACCCCACCACCTTCGCCGCCTCCTGGTAGCCCCGGTATGCCACCACCCATGAATCCGGAAACGATTTCTATAATTTGCGAGATAGTTTCAATTGCTTCGCTGACATTTTCTATTAAAGACAGAAAGCCGCTGAACATATCAATGGCCGTAGTGAGAGATTCAGGAAGTTGAACACCAAACGTCTGCTCTACATCGGTCCCAATGTTTTGAAAACTAGTAGCCAGGTCGCTACCAAGGTCAATCATGTCGCTGAATGAAGTGCCAACTTCCGCAGCGCCTTCCTGAGTGGGCTTGACCATTACAGTGTCGAGTTTCTTAAATTCCGATTCGATTCCCGTAATCGTGTCCGGAACATAAGATCCACCGACTACCGCCTCGTACATGTTCTTGAAGAACCCGGTGACTGAATCTACAGCTCTACCTACGGACTCCGTGATGGCATTGAGTTTATCTACCATCCAGGTTTGGACACCCTCAATCATGGCCTGAACTGAGGCCACAACCTTCTCGCCCATGTCGGCAAAGAAGAGAATGATTTGCGCCACCGTTTCGCCGACAAAAACACCTACGTCAACGAACGCCTTGCCGAACTCTATAAGCGCAGTAATAACAATCTGAACTCCGGTGGCAACCTGGTTCCAGTCAATTGCCGCTAGTGTGATGCGCAAATTTTCAAGTGTTTGCTGAAATCCGGCATTGGTATTTATTGCAATACCCATCTGTATCCAGGCTTCGCTAATAGCGTTTTTCATTCCGACCATGGTGTCGGCAACGCTACCTCCCACTGGGGGAAGTCCTGCTAGCTTGGCTCGAAAGTTTTCAATCGTGGGTGCTGCTATTCCTAGCTCTTTTACAAAGCCCACTTTCTTATTTCGAATCATCGACTGAGTGAGGTCTTCGATTGCTTTTTTTGTGTCGATGCCTAGCGCATCAGCCGCTTTGGCCCCCAAGGATGCAATTTCAGCAAAGTTTTGATTGAACGCCGGGCCCTGCGCTATTAGCCCTTTTTGAGCAATTTGCATAAGCTCAAAACTAGTAACCATGCCAGCGGTGGCATTTTTGGCATCTGTGATGGCCTGTGCTGAGCCGCCGACCTGGTTGAAAGCTTCTGCGATTGAGCCAAACTTTTCGCCTTGCTCTATTAGGTTCCCAATTGCTTTTGTGAACGCAACTACGCCGCCGATAGTAAGAGCTGTGGAAATAGCTCTATCAATTTTCTTTCCGGCTGTTGAAATGCTTTTTTCAGCTTTGCCAAGAACGCCGCCGACTTCACCCATTTTGGCTTTCAGTGTCGCTATATCAGCGCCAATGGTGACTAGAAGCTCTGCAATCTGTACGGCCATTAGGTTGGTCTCCGAGCGTTTTGACGGGCTGCTATCTGTTTTACTATGTTCAGCATGTCGAGGGTAGTCTGCTTAGGTTTCGCCCTGGAGGTGAGTTGGTACTTGGGCATAAAGTCCTCGACTCGAAAGCGCCTTTGGTTCTTTTTGCGATGTACGTTGGCAATGGTTGAGGCTACCAAAGCGGCACGTCTATCGTGTCGAATCTCTGATTTCTCAATGGCTACCGCTATTGAGGACATTTGCGCAGGGGTCAGCTTCAGCACCTCCTTTGGAGAAAGCCCTAGCTCAACTACGCCGCGAGACAGGTAGTCAAGCCAGTCAATTGCTGAATCGGCCTGGTTAGAGGAAGCGCTGTTTAGCTTTTTTTTTCTGCTGTCGGTGTTGCGTTCTCGAAAGCTTTTTGGACAAGAAGCATGATTTCTTGCGTTTGCGAGAGCTTGAAATTTTTTCTAACGTAGTCCAGCTTTATATCTGGGTGGTGGGATTGGAGCCCTGCCCAAACAAGCAATGTTAGAGTGCTTACGTTCATCTCATTCCAGGTTTTGGGGTCGAAGGAGTTTTTGCCGGTTTCTTTTTCAAGTAGGCAAAAAGCTTCGGTGGAAAGCACCAGCTGAAACGTACTGCCGCCAAGCTGAATTTCAACTTCGGGTTTTACTTTTTCGGCGTTTGTCATAGTTCAACTATAGTGAAAGGTCCGGTGACTTTCAAGGAAATCGTAGCTCCAATTGCCTCTTCCATTTGAAAACTAGGGCCTATTTGGGTAACAAAAGCTGCAAAGGTGCTTTGGACATTCCCCCCGGCTGTTTCAAATAATAGCTGGAAATTGCGTCGAGTCCTATTTTCTCTATCTGTAAGTAATGAGGCTTGCGCTGCGTCATGCAACCAGTTTACGTCAAAGCTAATTTCGTCACCGTCCTTTAGCGATGCAATGTATTCTCGATACTCGTTAGGCGATGTCATGTGAGTAACTTCTGTTACGTCCAAACTACCACCGAAGCCGCCTTCTATGTTTTTAACTTCGCTGATTGCCGTAAAGACCTCAGTCCCATCAGTGCCGCCAGCAGTCGGGGTTACAGTTCGAGCCGTAATCGTGCCAGAGCCGTCGCCCGGAGTAGCTCCGAAATCGCCGTCCCAATAAAGGTCAAAGTTTGATTGTTGATATAAATTTGCAATTACTTGTGCCACTGTGGCCGTGGTTGGAACGGTAATTGAAATCGCACTTTCACTGACTGTGGTGTACACGTAGCTAGAGCCGGAAACTACAACGGTGATGTTTTTGCCATTGCCAACAGTTCCAGCGGTGCCCCACTTGAGCCGGATTTTTTGATTACTTGTTCCCCATTCTACAGAAGCCTTGGCCCCTGCACCTACACCGCCGTCGCCGACTTTTAAAAGTGTTCCGAACCCGGACGTTGCTACGCTTGTTGCCATGTTATTTCGTGCTCCCTTAGCTAAGTAACTCTATGATGAATTAAAAAATCCTGCGCTACGTGGTGTAGCCCAGTGTCGTCCTCATAAAAATCAAGTTCGTTCAAAAGGACTATACCAAAAATGCGAGTCCCTGCCACTGTGCTATTTAGGCCGTCAAGAGCGGTGCGAACTGCCATAGCAAGGGTTTTTGCACCGCGCATTGACTTGTCCCACGAGTTTACTTGGTAGCGCGCAGCGTCGAGGCTGCTTTTGGTGTTATCTATGGTGTTCGCTGGAATACTTGAAACTTTGTGAAAGGTAATCGCTGGCACTACTGCGCCTTGGGCGATTTTCATTAAGTAAATCCTGGTTGAAACTATGGCCGCTACAGGTGCGTTTCCCGCTAGTTGCGTATAGATTGCGTCATCTATCATCTTTTCTTAGAAGCCTTTTTCACTTCCTTTTTCACACCGCGAGTCAAAGCCTCCGCAAAAGCGGCCTCCATTTGTGGTAGCGACTCGTCGAAAGCGGGTCGCATAAAGGGCTTAGCCGCCATTTTGCTTGTGCCAAATTCAAGAAATCGCGAATAGAAAGCCTTCACTATGACATTAATTGCCAGTTTTCCTTTCAGCCCTTGGGTGGAGGTTTTAATTCCGTCGGCCAGTTTTCCCGTGAATCCAACTGGGGCGCGCCGAACTACTGCCGACTGAAGCTCCCGTGCTACTTTTAAGATAGTGCCTTTGAGAATTTTATTTTCAACTGTCAAAGGTAGCTCGTTAAAGGCTTTGATAGCCTCCTTAATTCCTTCGATTTTAAACTCAACTTTCTTGGCCACTTTCCATCATCTCCGCTTCAATTTGCCACCCTTCGCGTCGACCAATTTCCTGAAAGGAATTTATTTTGTAGACAACACCCAGGTCGTCAGTTATTCGCATCTTAGTCGTGAGGCCAGTCTTGTATCGTATCTCCCAGACCGCCGTGTGGCTTGCCCTGCGTGCGTCAGCCAGGAACCTCTCAGAGCCTCTGAGGGGCCGCTTTGAAGCCCAGGGTGCGTGCCACGTAGTCCAGCCGGTAATTGCCACTTCACCTGCCGCGTTCGCTGCCTCTGTAGGTTGCTGGATGGTGATTTTTCTATCAAGCTTGCCGCCAAACATTTCACGGGAACCACAATTTATGGCTAAACATTAATATCTCAGCCGCCGTTGGAACGGTTGGGCTGGCTTCGTTTTCTCGATTCTCGTACAGGTAGCCGAGTACAAATTTAGCGGCCTGAATCATGGTGGCTGGAATCTTGGCAACGTCTCCAATGGCACGCCCGACGGCTAGTCGAATCTGCACAGCGTCCACTCGGTTAGCCTGAATTGAAGGCCACTGATAAATATTTGGTGCTAAAGTAATTTGAGGTGGGTGTCGCTCGCCGCTCAGAATGTAATCCGCGGCACTCATGGTGGCCAGCGTTCCGGCTGTATCATAATATTTTATATAGGTGATGGCGGTAATAGGCCACAAAGGGACCTGAAAAAAAGCACTCTGTGGAAAGTCATCTAGAATTAAGTCCCACACCTGCGCCATGTAGCGCACGTTGGCGTATTGCTCAAGACGTTGAACTGCTACGGAGGTTAGTCGGGTTATTTCGGAATCGCTTGCTGTGTCAGTGACACGAAGGTGCTCTTTGGCTTCTGTTAAGCTGAAAGGTACGTCAGTGGGGGCCGTGATAAGTTGTAGAGTTATGGTCATTCATTCCACTTCGCTCTTATAGTAACTCAGAGCGCGGGTCAGTGGCTAACATCTTTTCGTGCTTGCCATGCTTACCTTTGCTCTTAGTTTCTTTGGCTTTCACTTCGAGTTCTTCCGGTACAAAAGCCTTGTTTTCTCCCGCTACCGGCTCCGCCACCTGAGATGAAATTAAATTTGCGCCAACACTATCCGGAACCTCTACAACGTCGCCAGGGTACGCAGCTTCAATCTCGGGTCCGGCCATGATTTTCAATAGTCTGACTTTCATATTAAAATACCTTTTGGTCTGCTGACCCGTAATTGATTTTTAAGCACTCCATCGCCATATAAGCCGGGCCGGTGTTGGTGCCAGTGGTTCCAGCAAGCTTGCCTTTAAGGTACGTTTTTTCGGGAAAAACAATATGATTTGGCTCAGTAGACGGCATAGAAGCTTGCGCTATTGCCATAATCCAGAATCTTTTTAACAACCCCAAATTGGTTGAGCCGTCAATTGCTGCCGTTATGCCGGAAGCTTGCGTGGCAAAGGTACTGCCGACTGTTGGGTTGCGACAAACTAGCTTGTGATTTGCGGGCACAATGTACTGAAACACCTGTGCCACGTTGGCATCACCTGCCCCTGCGGCCGGAATTGCTGTGGCTGAAAATATTCCCAGGGTAGCGTAAGCAAATTGAGCCGAGCCAGTGGTATTTGTACCATTACCGCAATCTATTACCCCCTCATTGCCGCCCGTTGAGCCAGCCGTAGCTACTCGCAGGTCATTGAATCCAAGCACGTTGGCCGTGGCTAGATTGGCTGAAGTAAGCCCGTCAAGCGTCACTGTTTCGGTTACTTCAGCGTAAGCGGTTGTTACCACCGTAACAGATAGGGTCAGAGCACCAGTGTCTGCTGCGTCGTCATCGGCGTCCGTTGAGGCACAGTAAGGCGTGGTAAGTGCAACTACTGGAATCGCAAGCGCTGTACTTTCTGGGCTGGCGTCCTCGAACGTGGTTGTAATTGCTGGGTTTAGCCCACGAATAACAACATGCGTTACCCCTGGGACGCTTCCGTAAGCAGCCCGCTCCCAAATAAGGTCACGGCCACCGATTACATCTTGAGCCTGTGCAGTAGAAACTACAAAAAGGAGCGTCAGTAATATGTTCGCCAAGTAGCGAAACATGATTATGGCCCCTGTGGTGTTGGTTGAACGTCGGGATTACAAGACCAAGCTGTTAGCGTGCTGGCCTGGCAGGTAGTTTTGCCTGCTGTGGTAATGGGCAAATAAGCCCCAGCAGAGCCGCCGTTTATAGTATTCGTTCCACCGGGTTTAATTCGAGTCGTCGCCCCAGCTGCGCTCATAACTATTACCTCTTCGCCCACCGCAGAAGGGGTCGGTAGTAGAGCTGCCGTGTTGGCCGCTGCTGTTGGAATTATATTTGGCCCACGCTTGAACATGTTTGTCCCAGCCACCGGTGTTGCTGCCATCGTTGGTATGTAAGGCACGTACTGAATTACACC